AAGCATTCACATAGTCAGCCAGTTCTTGGTAGCAACCTTCAATATACTTTTCAAGTTCCACCTGACAGATCTTATCAAGGAACGAAACAACGCTTTGAGTAGTTTTCTCTCTTCCCTTGTATACAGTCTCAACCAGAGGACCCATATTAAGATAAATGGAATCGGTGTCAGAAGCAATAACATAATCAACCCCATCAGTTTTAAGAATCTTATTTAGATAGGCATTCATCTTGTTCTCAATCCAACGGATAGAAACCTGACCAGACAAAGTAATTGCCTCTGCATTAGCTAATTTATAATAACGGAAATACTGATTGCCAATAGCACCATAAGCAGAGTTAAGTTGAATCTTACGTGCCATCTGAATGTTATTACAGCGAGCAATCTCCTTTACTAATTCTTTGTTCTTTGTTTTTTCATACTCTTGCTTGGCAGCAAGCATTTTCTTTTTGTAAATGGTACGATCCTGATAGATTTTTTCCATTAGTTCTGGAAGAAATCCGCGTACATTCTTACGGAACATTGCCCCGTTAGCACATACTGCTTTATCCTTATACAACTCAAAAGTAAGATCCTGATTGAGAATCTTATCTACGGTTACACTTGGATGCTTCTCATCCAGAAGAGTTTCTGGTGAGATGTTGTATTGCATAATCAGGTGAGGGTATAGGGAGTTAAGGTCAAATGATACAACCCAATCATACTTTCCAGGAATTGGTTCTTTTACATAAGCACCAGCATATTTGGAATCTTTATCAGAACGTTCTTTGGGAGGAATCACAATATTCCTCTTTTTCAGATAATTGTAGATAATTGTATCCCACATTCTTACTTGAAAAAACACATCAACAAAATTGACTTTTGCGTCAAGTGCCATTGTCACAGCAAGTTCAATGAGTTTCATCTTATCTTCCAGACGATCAACAAGTTTCACGTCAAGAATATTGTACTCTACAAACTTTTGCCAACCTTTAGTATAAAAATCCTTAAAAGTATCAAACTCAGAGTGATCTAGTTTCTTTTGACCCAGTTCCACATTTGCGATGTGATCAAGGCGATAAGATTCTTGATTTGTATAAGTAAATTTTTTATACAAATCCAAATAATCTAGTTGAGTTATTCCACCAACATCGTAAGAAATATGCTTACGGCCAGAAATATAGACTTCATCTTCAGTTACAAGTCCCCAAGGAGACAATCGCTTCATTAGTTTTTCACCAATAACACGATCTAAACGACGGGCAAGATATGGAATATCATATAGTTGAATATTCCACCCAGTAATTACTTCTGGAGTATTTTCTTCAATCATCCACCAGTTGATAAAATCATGCAACAAATCATACTCGGTAGAAAATTGTTTATAAACTACGTCTTTACTTGAATTATTGAAAGGTCCAAGACCCCAAGTACGAATCTTTTTAGAAGAATAGTCCTGAATAGTAATTAAAAGAACTTCCTCCGCTGCAGATTCTACATCAGGAAATCCATTCTCAGAGGCAACCTCAATATCAAGAGTTGTAAGTTTAATTTTGTTGATGTCAAACTTTAATTCTTCTTCAGGATATGTTTCAGAAATATATTGATAGATATACTTTTCGTTCCCATAGATTTTAAATCCCTCAACATTCTCATACTTTTTAATAAATTCTCTACACTCACGGACAGTTCCAGGATAAATTTCATCCACATACTCTCCCGTAAGAGTTTTATATTTTGTTTTTTTATTTGCAGGAATAAAAAGAGTCGGGTTAAACTTCTCACGAGTCATAAAGTGTTTTCCATCTTCATAACCACGAACCAAGAAGTGGTCCCCGACCATCTGAACGTTAGTATAAAATCTCATCAGGCAGTTAATTCAAGATACTTTTGAATAATTTCTTCTTTTGGTTCAACTACAGTAAGAATATCACTGGAGCGAAGCATCAATTCGTTTTGACCAGATACTTCTGGCCAAGGGACTAATTCACCATCAACGAACTCATATGGGTTGATTATTTTGCAGTTAGGTTCTCCTACATCGGCATCAATCTCAACAACTTCACATATGACAACGTTATCAACCTTTAGTAGAAGTCCCTTGATCTGTTTCTTTTTTGAAGACATTTACTCTCTCCTCATACATTTTTTTCACAGACTCCATTGGTTCGACAACTGTAACCACCCAATCAGGTTTGATTGGAATAGAAGTATCAGATGTCAAAAGAATCCACGGAGACATAGTGATTTCGACCATATGATCACTATCTTGTATTACTTCTTCGGTAAGAAGAAGAGACTTTTGACTAGTAATTTTAAAAGGATTGCCTAAAAGATATCCAACAATTTTATCTTCTTCAACAATCAATTCTTTTGCATCAGAGATAACGGTCTCTCCAGATTTTAAAATAACTAATTTAATTGACATGAGTTTAGTATTTTCTCCTAGTATTATAGCAAATGTAAAAGGGAGGTGTCAACTGGTTTTTGCCAGTTACCTCCCGTGATATACGCCGACGATATTCAAATTTATTTATAGATAGTCCTTTCTCTTATGATACTCTGGAACAATCCTGCCCAAAGTAACAGTGAGAAGTCCATCTTCAAACTCTACTGCTCGCACTTCCGTATCGTCCGAGAGCGTCCAGGTCCTTGTAAAACTTCTTTGTGCTAGACCTTTGTGAAGATAATTGGAATCTGTTTCTTTATCTTCTTTTTGTCCCTCTACAAAGAGTTTACCGTCTTGAGTATAGACAAAGACCTCTTTCTTTCTAAATCCTGCAAGGGCAATCTCAAGTCGTGATTCTACACTACTAACTTGAACTAGATTATATGGAGGATAGTTAGAAGTCGTTTCGTGCAGATGAAAGAGACGGTCAAAGTATTCGTCCATTCCAATAGAGTTGCGAGTAATCTTCTCCATCAGTGCAGGAAGATCCGCAGCAGTATACCTTGTTAGGTTAGTCATTTTAGTAGCTCCTTTAAAAGCGAGTTTGTGTTTTGTGGACCCAGAAGGCGTCCATTGTTATTTAACCATAAAATAAAAATAATAGCAAGTTAAAAACCGAACATATTATTATGGTTTTTACACCATAATAATATCAAGAATATAACCTTTTATGTTTAGATACTTCTTCAATATTTTTCATTATAGAGATCAACAAGAAGTTTTCCATTATAAGTCCAATAAGATGTTCCCCTGTTAGATCCACCCAAAAAATAGTTTACAATCGAACTCATAGATGTTTTCTTTCCATTAAAAATTACATCATTATTAGAACTCGATACAACACACGTAATTTTTGGATCGTTTATATAATGTAGAGTTGCTCCAATCGGAATTCCAAAATCACAAAATCTAAATTTTGGTTTTTGTTTTTTAGTTGAATTTTTTAAAAACTGAAATTGGCAACTAGATTTATTATATTTTGTTAAAACTTTTTTTGTATCTTTTTCTCCACTCAAAGAATTTTGTCGTTCAAATTCTTGAGCGGTTAGACAAATCATAGTTGAAATTAAAGTGGGATTTTTAATTGCATACCCATTACCAAGTCTAGAATCAATACTTTGAACTGCATGATACAGGTATTGATCTGTAATCCATTCAGCATAGTTTAAATTTGAATTTGCCATATTTGTTTATATGTGTTGGCGGATCTATTATAGACAAAAAAGGGGGGGATGTCAATCCCCCCCACAAAATTATTCGGGTTATTCCGCTTGTTTGAGGTGCACCAGTAAAGCATCTTTCCACTGCTTTTCAGTATATCCACAAGCAATAAAAAATCTACGAACCATTTCTAAAAATTGATTTTCGTTTAGATAAGGATCCTCACAAGAGTGTCTTACATCCTCGGAAGGTAAAGCAAACTTTGTATCTGGATTACTATGCCAAGCGGCATTTTCATTTGTATGCCGATAGGTAAATTCAAAACTTCCACAGTCCATCATTCAACATCCTCAACTTTTTTTTTCTTTGCACCAATATTATACTTGGTTTCTAAAATCCAGTCACCCTTGTCTTTAAAGGCAAGGACTTTGATTTGATTTAGGGGTGCAATGTCCTGGATTTTCTTTACGTCCACGATCTCAATCAGACCCCAATCAGCAAGAAGTTGGGCAATACGATTGCGACGCTGGACATCATTCACAGTTAGATTAGCATGTTTGCCATCCAGAGCAAACAGTTCTTTAAAGTGCACGAGATAATATCTACCTTGCTTGTGTAGAATATGGCAAGACTGATAGATTTTCTTCTCTTTTCTTGAAGCAACTCCGATGCGGGTCAAAGTCTCACGAAC